TCAACTTGGTCGCTCACTAGCCACAAAGCATATTTGTGAAATCGATCATGATTTATGATCTTTTCAAGTTTATCCAAACCAATAGACTTAATTCTTCCAGTTTCATACTGTTTAATAGAGTCCACTGAAAACCCAATTAAATCAGACAGTTGACTTCTAGTTAACCCTTCAGCTTCTCGAATACTCTTTATTTTCAATCCTACAACTGTTGACATGTTTATTAATACCTATATAGTGTGTCTATACACCCCCTTTGGCAACAGGTGGTGTTATTAAATGGCAGTAACCCTAAATAATCCCATAAGGAACTAATCATGTCGACAAATATTGTAATCCAGATGCCTATACCTCTTATGAGTATCCCTAAGTATGCAAAGGAAACGGGTCAGACTGAATGTGCTGTTGCAGCACAGATGGATCGTGGTGTCATTCCGTTTACTCAACATCAGCCCCGTGCCACTCGCTTTGTCAATATCGCAAAGCTAACCGTCACATGCTTGGAATCAAACAACGATAAACCATGGCTCGCTTAGAGGTATTCAACATGCTTAAGCGAGTCAAATTAAGCAGCAAAGGTAAATGCACAAGACTGTGCAGTCAGTGTGAAATCAAACACGAATTCATATGCCCAGTAATCATCGTATGTGAAGTTGCCTTTGCAGTTTTCATATTCACCTTCGCTGCGTTGTCAGCCTAGTTTCATCATCGCAAATAGGGAAATTTTAGCAATGTATGAAAATACCGAAATAAAACATAGTGCTTTCGATACGGCTTGCCTGCGCTTCACCCAATCAGAGAACGTTGAAACGGTAGCAGGTGAATGCGGTATGTCGGGGCAAATGTTGCGCAACAAGCTAAACCCAAATCAAACACACCAGCTCACGGTGAAAGACTTAGTTATGATCACCAAGTTCACAAAAAATGCAGACATCATTAATAGCACCATCAGTGAACTGGGAATGAATGTTGTTTGTTTACCAGAAGCAAGTGAATCAAAACCATTAACCGTAAGCGCAATGAGTCTTACTGGTTATACCGGTGATATTAACCGCCACATATTAGAAGCCGAATCAGACCGCCGCCTTACGCGCCATAAGAAAGACGAAATTGTAAAAAAGGCACAATCAGCAGTCCGTGAATTGGTTTTTCTTATGTCAGACGTTGAAAACCGCTGCGGTGTTGCAGGACCGTTCGTGTCTATGTGTACAGATGTAGTGATCAATGGAATGCCGATACCAGGCATGTAATTTAAAAGGATAGATATTATGGAAACACTTCAAAGCGTTATTAATGAAATCATGTTTATTGCCATATCAAGACCTGATGCGATTGATATTACTGTTGAATACAGTGGTGTTAGCGATTCACTTTCTGTGAAGGTTATGCCGCACGGTTTCGATTACATTAATGCTACTACAGCAAGTTATTGTGCAGCGATGCTTTATTGCACCGAAATTTGGTTAGGTCATTCAGGTCCAATGCAAGCTGCACTTGATGCTAAAAGCAAAATATTAGAATTAATGGCAATGCCAGTAAATACCGAGGTGGCAGCATGATGTATGTAGCAATAAAGATTTGTCCTGATGGCGGCACAATTCGTGATCCTGACACATGCAAGCCACAAACCGTTGAAATCGGTGATCATGAAAGTAAAGATGATGCCGTTGAAAATGCATGTCTGATGTTGGATTGTCGCCAACTTTTCCGTGGTGTACTGCGCAGCATCAAAAGTGCGGGTGGTTACATTGTGTTAGATATTCAGGAGCATGCTGAAATATGAGTAAATTAACCCTTGAACAAAGACGTCGCGGTTTGGCGAATGTTAGAAAGTTACGCGCTGATTTAGAAGTGATCAGTGAGCGTAAAAATTTTTCGAAGCGTAATTATATTCAACGTATCAAAGTAAAAGCGGGTCAGTTGAAGTCATTATCTATTGAAGAGTTTAGAGCACAATACGGTAAGCCTTGTTAATGTACACTCCAGTCAAAGACAGTAAGAACCCGCTTAAAAAATTACCGTATAACCTGCGTTGTGAACTAGCAAGCTTTGTTAGTAACAACGCCAACAAATACAACACAGAACCGGCACGTGATCGCGCTTTTGCTTTCGCACGTTCGGTCGTGTCTAAACTCAACTTTCCTTACGATATTAAAAATTACCTTGATGCAGCTGGTGCGGCTCGATTAAAAAAACACGGCTTAAAACGTGCCGTTAAATTTATTGATGATCGTAGTGCACACATTGCCGCTAGTTTCGGCGTATTACCAGAACCTTGGTACCGTGTAGATACTGAATATAAACGTGGTCGTCTTGCTGATGAACTAACAGGGCGCGCACGTTTACATTTAGAACTTGCATTAAAAGCAGGGAAAAGACCACTTGAAGCACTCGAAGAAATAAACGAATTCACTGGACTCGCATTATGGATGCCGCATTTTGAGCCCAAAAAACGTGATAGTGATGATGACGTATATTTAGGTCTAATCGTTCGAGCGTGTGACGATGCAGTTTGGCTACGTGCAATTAATCAAAAGGTAACCATTGCGTTTGAATCAGCCCGTCGTGCTGCTGGCATGGTTTCACCTCACGTAAGCCCTTACGCTTCATTCACTACCTGCCAATGGCTGAAAGACCGCAAGAAGAAGCAACTTGATTGGCTTGATAGCATGGCAATCGAAAGTGAATGTGGTGAAACGCTTGAACTTAAAGATGTGTATGATGCATCGGTATCTAACCCTGCTAACCGTCGTTATGAATTAATGACACAGTTACGTGGTTGCCAGGAATATGCGGATAATAATGATCATGTTGCATTGTTTATCACCATGACTGCTGCCGGTCGTTATCACAGATTAAAAAAGCACGGTAAATACTTTGTCGAAAATCCTAACTGGAATGGCGCGAACCCTATTGCAGCACACGAATGGTTGTCTATATCTTGGCAGCGTTTTCGCAGCGCTGCAGATAGAGCAGAGTTAACATACTACGGCATGCGTGTTGTAGAACCACATGTTGATGGAACTCCGCATTGGCATGGTGTTTTCTTTGTACCGAAAAACCAAGTTGAAGAATTTACCGAACTGCTAACCAAATACCAACATCAACGCGATAGTGATGAACTAGTTACTGATGACGGCATGCCAAAATTAAAAGCAATGGAAGCGCGTGTAAAAATTGAAAAAGTAGATCGAAGTAAAGGTGATGCTGTTTCTTATATTGCTAAATACATTTCAAAGAATATTGATGCACATAAGTTAGAAGGGCACAAAGACCATGATTCACAACTGGTCGACTTAACGGAAACAGTTACTAATGTAACAGCCTGGTCACGTGCATTTTGCTTTCGCCAATTTCAGTTTCAAAAAACACCATCGGTTACCGTATGGCGCGAACTTCGCCGCATTGAAAAAGAGCAAGAGTTTTGCCTGTTTGAAAAAATACGCCTTGCTGCAGACTGCGGTTGTTTTGCATCTTACTTCAACTGGATGGGTGGACACCGCCTTAAACAACGTAACCGCCCAATAAAACTTTTCTATGAACGTTCAGAAAATCACTATCAAGAATTAGTTAAAAAGACTGCTGGTCTTAAAGGTGTTGGCATTACCGTGTTAACGCGTGAAAAGCAGTGGACATTAGTTAGAAAGGAAACGCAGCCAAAGGACTTAGGTGCACTTGCACTTAGTCTCTTAGGCACTGCTGAAAGCGGCGGGAGCCGTTTTCCTTGGACTAGTGTCAATAACTGTACGCGGGATGCATATCCATCGGATAACACCTGTGTTCCAGATGTTGAAACCAGTAATCAGACAATAACAATGAATATTGAGTCGGTGATCCCAGTCCAGGGACAACAAATTGATAAGCCGCCTTTGATGGAGGAACATTTATGTTAGGTAAATATGATGACCTTGATGCTCGATGCTTTGAATTAGTTATATACCATTGCTTTAATTAGCTATACCATATGGTTATGACACATCAATTTTAAAGTGAAATGAAAAAAAATATATCTAGTTTACAGGTCTTTAGGGGGCTTGCGGCGCTGGCCGTCGTAGGGCATCACGCAGCAACATCTACAACAGCATTTATCGGTGAAGTGCCTGCATGGGTAAACAACACTATTGGAAAAGGGAATTTCGGTGTAGATTTTTTCTTTGTTTTGTCTGGATTTATTATCATGTATATTCATCAATACGATAATAAATCACTTAAAAGTGTAACGAATTACGTTAAAAAACGTGTTACTAGGGTTTATCCTATTTACTGGTGTATCGCCATACCATTAGCGTTAGCTTATTTTTTCATTCCGTCCCTATCCGGAGATGGAGGACGTAATGTCAGTATTCTCAGCTCCATTTTTCTAATTCCAGATTCAGGGGCTCCAGTTCTAAGTGTTGCTTGGACACTAATACATGAAATTATGTTTTATTTTATATTTTTGTTATTTTTTTACAGCAACAGAGCGTTTCTGTGTTTAATTTTTATCTGGGTAACGGCAATAGTAACGCTAAATAGTTTAGGTGAAGTTCCTAGTGGTGCTGGCAGCTATATATTTTCTTTACTCAATCTTGAATTTGTAATAGGTATGATAGCGGCTGCACTACTAAAGAAAACGAGCTTTAAAATAGCACCATTCTTAATTGTGACTGGTATTTCACTAGGGATAATAGGTATTTACTTTAGTGAATATTCTAATTCTATAAGATTAATATTTTCTTTAGGGATGGCGATACTAATTGTTGGTTCAACAACGATTGAGAATAATAAAAAATTAACTTGGCCAGGTATTTTTATATTGTTAGGTAACGCAAGTTATTCGATCTATCTGATACATAATCCAGCACTATCTATCACTCAACGTGTTTTCGGAAAAATAGGCACAGGGTGGGAAATTGGTTTATTTTTAGGCATTATTTTAACTACATTACTTGGAATCATACTTCATCTTACAGTAGAGAAGAAAATCCTAAACTATATACATGCATTCAGAACGTCTAAGCAACCAAAGCAAGTGGTATAAAATGAAACGGTAGACAGATATATATTACTTAATAATATGTATCTGTCTTATAAGTTATTGTTTTTAAGGTTTGAATGAGGAACATTAACACGGGTACTTATGACGGGGCTTAAAAGCAAAGTGAACTTAATAAAAAGCCCTCAACGTTGAGGGCTTTTTATTATCTACAACATTGATAGTTGTTGCTTAAGTTCTTGTTGCTGAGTAGGCGCTAGGGTTCTCAACAACTCAAAGGCTAACTGGCTTGAACTTTTCGCTGATGGGCTCAACGTATGGCTAAAACTTAGATTCATAACAAATGAATGACCACACTCAGCGCTGTTACAACTGCAATATAAATCTGTGTAGCTATTCGAAATTCTATTCGTTTTCTGGATGCGGCTTTTAACACCGCACTCTGGGCAAAGTACTCGCATAAAACATCCACTCATTTCACATACTGACCTGTAAATTATACGATAATTAACTGTTGTTTTATACAGTTGTGTGTGATGTTCGTTATAATACATAGACATCGCGGATGGCTGGGGAAAACGATTTAATCGTGCACGTAAATCCCCGATAAATTCACTCCTCTTCGCCTACCGCGTTTTCGCAATTTTTTTACGTTTTTGACATAAGGATAGACAAGCTGATATTGCCCAAGCCTTATCTAGAAAGGATCTCAACGATCAATTAAGGATCGCTAATGTCAAAGTTGTGACGTTGTTTGCCACTAAATGACAGACCGCTCAGGTTTATCTTAACGATAAATATCAATTCACCCGAATCAGTTAAGTGATGTTAATTTTATGAAGTTTTTAACTAAAGGTTTAGAGTCAGAAGAACGAATTAATTTGCTTTTACAGCTAACCAAAATTGGCAGTGAGAATATCAAAAGTGCCTTGGTCGACCACCTCACTAAAGGGCTAACAGAAAATGATGCAGCTATGTTGAACAATGTATCACAGCAAAATTTTAACCGTGCATTAAAGCGGTTGAATGGTGTAGCTGATGTGATTGAACAGGTGAAAGAGTTAGATTGGAATAAAGTTAAACGCTAAGCGGGCTGTTTGCCAGCTTTGCTGGGAAAAAAAAGCCTCCAATTCTGAAGGCTTTTCAATGAATATCTATAAATATTTTTCTATTGTTGAACTAAACATCGGAGTTAGTAATTTATTACCGTATTCACTCAAATGATCACCATCAGAATAAATTGGCCGCCCTTCGAATTGTGCCATACATCTGCCGTTATGACACAAATATGGAACAGGATCTAAAACTTGAATACCACTCGTAACTGCTACTTCATTTATCAAGCTTCTTAAATGCTTATTTCTCTGAAGATACAGGTCATAATCTATTGATAGATCATCATTTACCGTATTCAGGATCATATTTTTCACTAATGCTTTAGGTACATTCCTTCTCATTTCAGGTGTAGGCTGAACAATATACATTGGGTGATTAACAATAATTTTATCAATCGTTGCTTTCAAGTTGAGCTTTAAATCTTCGTATAGAGGTTCTTCTGCCTTTATATACAGCTTATCGAAGTACATCAGAGGCTGGGTATCTTTGATATTATTTATCCTTTGAGGGTTTGATTGACCATATAAATAAACCCCTGTTCTTGCTATCCAAAACACTGGCACCCCTTCATACTGAGAGTTTAAATATTCCATCCGACTGAGGTTTTTTTTATAACATCCGTTTCCACTTACTTGTTTGGCGTTTAATATTAATGGGCAAGCATTAGCTTTCAATAGAACTATACCATTGTCTTTTAAATCAACCGAATATACTTCTGCGACAGCTGTAGCTAATGCTTCAGCGTGGCTATCCCCCACAACAATGGCTTTAATATGATCCTTATTTCCTATGTAGCAATGGATATTATTATCTGCCCTGCAATAAGGGTTGCGATTGCCACCCTCTTTAGCCGCTATGACAACAGCATCAGAGTAATGACTTTCAAAACCATTGGTTATAAAGGTCATACTCCCAATAATACCAACAACCAAAATCATATACACAGGCTTACACTTTAAGTAAGAAAATAAATTACAGAAATCATTCCTAAACTTAATTTTTTCAATATATTTATGACTAATAAAACCCAGTAACACTGATAATAAAATACCAATATAAATAAATATGTCATTTAATGAGAAGTAGTAAATCGCGACAACGAGTGGCCAGTGCCACAGGTAAATAGAATAAGACCAAGCCCCTATTTTCTGGAATACCACATTACTAGTGATAAGGCTATCATTACGCTGTGCTTGTATAATAAGGAACGCGCCTAGAACAGGAACAATGGCTAGATAACCTGGCCAAGGGTTCTCTTTTGATATCAATACGTAAGATCCAACAATTAAGATTAATCCTAGCCACTCCACTAGCTTTTTTCTTTTTTCTTGAATAGTAAATGGGTAAAGAAAAGCAACACCGCCAAGCATCATTTCCCACGCTCTGGTAGGCAATAAATAATATGCACCATTAGGCCATTTATAGGTGACTACAACGCAAAAAATAAAACCTAAGAGGGTTACAACTAGAACCGTCGATTTAATTACCTTTATAGACATAAACTTTCGCATAGTAACAAGCACTAATGGATAGATTATATAGAATTGCCATTCAGCGGATAACGACCAAGTATGCAATAGCCACTTTCCGTGAGACGCAGCATCAAAGTAGCCTGACTCAAGAAAATAAACCATATTGGATAAGAATCCCATACTGCTAGTAACATGCTTACCTAATGCTCTATATTCAACAGGGCCAAGATAAAACCAACCGAACAAGAGCAAAACCGAGCAGAGCACAGCTAAAGCCGGAATAATCCTATTTGCACGAGCAACATAAAATTTTAAAATAGAAAAATTTTCTTGTTCTATACCCTTGAGTATTATCCCAGTCATTAAAAAACCGGAGATAACAAAAAACACATCTACACCAGCAAAACCGCCCGGTAACCAAGATTCGTTGAAATGGAATAGTACAACTGCGATTACAGCAATAGCTCTTAGACCATTGATATCTTTTCTAAATTTCATAAACTATTTGTTATTGTCGGTAATTCGAATGGTAGGTATTTTAAAGATTATAAAAGGAAATGCTATATTAATTTTGTCTCAAACAAAAATATGTTGTTGCTGTTGTTGCTGTTGTTGCTGTTGTTGTTATGCGCATAACGCATGTTATGGTCAATGGAATTAGGGTATCAGTTCGATCCCTTCACCTATCTACAAAATCTAGTGGGTATTACCATCGGCTAGTACAATAACTCTAAGCCATTAATTAGATGGTACACCCCTCCCATACACTAAACGTTACATGGTTAAGTTTAGTCAACTAGAGGTGACTATCATGACTACTTTTTGTTGTAGACGGTCTGACTCGGTCCAGTTATTAGCCCAAAGTGTATAAAAATTCGAATCATCTTGCGCACGTTTACGAAAGGGGCTAACTTGCCCATTTCGTGTTCTTACTCCCCCAAAACGTCCTAAACAAACGCATCAAGCCCAACGTTGAAACCGCAATACCCACAACTACAAATTCAAAGTACCAGGGCGCGCCTTTGTAGCCCATGGCTTGCCAACCATTTGCCATATACGGTTGCAGCTGCGGTATAAAATGGGCAATGAACAGGCCCAAAAACACAGTAATAATCACTTCATCCATTAACGACTCGCGCCGGTTCTTCAACACCTGCAGATCATAATCAGCGTCGTTACCTTCCTGGTTAGCCAGCCGTTTGGCTTCAGCATCCAACTTAGCCAACTTTAAGTTACCTTCTGCAGTCGCAATCGATGCCGCCATTTCTGCAGCAATACGTTTACGCTCTCGATAGCTACCTGACAAATCTGCAATAGGTGCCGAAATAAAACTAAACAGTGATGTTATCCACTTCATGACTTATTCCTCATTACCATATCTAAAAAGTGCTTAGGGTCTTTTGATACGGCTTTCGCCAGTGCATTCAACCCGGTTAAAAGATGTGGTGCGACATACGCTGCAATCCCAATAATCCCCGTTTTTAAGCCATCATTCAGACCCAGCCAAATACAAAAGCTTTCTGCAATGTACGCAGACAGAATTGCCATCAGCACTGACATAAAATAATGGAAAAAGTAATCCGGGTACCAGACATATACATTTGCGTTGCCGCGGCCAGTAATGACAACAAACACAGCTGCCCCCACTGACGAATAAAAACAATCAGTTCTTCCATCAACCTTCACTCCTCGGGTTTAAATCTGAATAGGCCGGCTCTGAAAATTTAATATGCTGTGCCGTTGGTAAATACTCGTTAATTTCCATCATGTCTTGCTGCATCGGTACCACTTCATTGTTGTAATACGCACGGGTGATTTTATCTAAGTCACCAAAGCCCGGACTTTCCCCCGATGTTTGCCCACTTAATGCTTCCTGGGCGCGGTGCATACTCAACATATCGTTTAGCGTCATCTTCTTAATACGCTCAAATTCATCCTTGGTCGAGATATCACCCACCGGAATAATCTTGATCGCCTTCTCTGCGTCAGCCTTACCACTGCGATTATTAATAAACAGACTGCGAAAATTACCCACACCGCGAGAATCTTTGATCGCTTTTTTCAACTCGTCTTCATCATCGGTCGACAAATTTGGGTCTGCCATCGAAAAGATAAACCCCATATGTGCGCCGTTCTTGTAATACTTACGGCGGAACAGGGTGGCATCTTCGTTTAAAAGCGCAGACTGAATACCGCCATAATATTGGGGGATACCGTAGATACCCTGATTCGGGTCGTATTCTTTCAGGTGGATAACTTCACCCTTTTTAAACCGCAGCACTTTGCCATTACTTAAGCGCTGCGCATAAACACCAGGCGTAGAGGTATAGCGCATAGACAGCGCAGGTAAATGTCTTAATTTGATCACATTACCAAAGGCATTTTTAATGATCTGCAAATATGCATTTGCTGCCCAGCAATAATCAAAAGCAAACTTCTTAAACGTGCGCTGGCTTAATACCGTATTAGGCTTAAACCATTTCAAAATCAT